TGATGGAGGAACGATCAAGAAACGACCATCCATTGGAACATCGCTATCATCTAAACGTTGGATAGAACGGCGGATAGCAGCATCAGTCAAAGCACCGGCTGTACCAGTGTAAGCAGTAGTACCGTCTGCACCAGAGTAAGCACCAGTGTAAGCGTTTGTACCGTCACCACCGTTAACACCACGACCCAATTCAAGGATCAAAGAGTCAACCTTGCGAGCCAAAGCGTAGCCTGCGTCATCAGTGTAGAACTGACGCATAGAAGCCAAAGCTTGAGCACCAACGATGTCTTCGATCAGGATTGAGTATTCCCAGTGTTGATCGATGTTAACGATAACTTCAGTCGCTGTGTCTGTGTTCAAAGTAACTTGAGTGTTAGAAGCTTTTGCGTTAGCAGAACCACGACCGGGTTTAGGAATGTGAACTGCGTCACCTTTCTTACCCTTGAAGTTCATCTTCTTGATCAAGTTAGCAGCAACCAAGCTCTTCTTGTAAGTAGCAACAACCTCATCACTCCAAATCTCTGGAATAAAGTTCGCTGCTGTAGTTTTAGTTTGATGGTTAGCACCTAATGGCATTTTTTAATTCCCTTCTATAGATTTATAATTAACCTCGAACCCTACCTTCTGCATAAGCCTGACGAATCTCAGGTTCTAGTGCTAGATAACGCTCTCGGTCAGTCATCATTAAACGTAAAATATCTTGCCTACGGAAAATTTTCTGAGGCGATTCCCCTGATCCACCTGCTTGCACAGATGCAGCTTTTAGGCTTTCGTTTGATGCCTCTTCAGCTCGCTTAGCACTCACACCTTTCAGTGCTTTATAAGTACTTAGGAGTTCATCGGCAGCATCTACATCGTAGTTCTGAGCAACCGCAAACAATTGTAAACGCACTTTTGATGCCTTTACCCAATCAGCAAAATCCGTAGAATTTGCGATGTCCATATAATCAGGATGTTTCTTTTCAATCTCGCCTAAAGCACGTGCAATGCGAAGCTCTTCAGCTTGTTGTTGTATGTTCTTTAGAACCGGATTGTTTTCCACAGCATGATTAATAGCTTTTGTGGGGTCTTCAAAAAAGTCAATCTCTTGAGTCTTAGCCTCTGGCTCAACACCTTTCGGTACATTGATTTGCTGTTGGATTAATTGATCTACAAGCTTACGTGTCTCACCTACCTCTTGAGCCTGTCTTCCAATTAGCTTTTCAGCCTCTTGGTGCATCCTGATAATCTCTTCTAAGGACTTGCCTTTGTACTTCTCAGGAAGCTCAGGTTCATTAGTATCTTGAGCATCTATGTTATTATCATCACCATCATCAAAGTTGTCTTCTTCAAGATTTTGATTCTGATTGTTTACGTCATCTTGTGGATCTTGGTTATCTTCCAGATCAAATAGTTCAGCCATGTATATCCTCCTGTCGCATTTCACGATTCTAGGAAATTAAAAAATGACTCGGCAGTCAAGAGTCTGCTTGTGAGTCCCTACTCTTTACCGTTTCTCTTTTGTTCTAGTCTCAGCTTCTCAGCTCTGACTTTATTCCAACGGTCATAAGCCGATGGATGATCTCCAGAGAACGGTTCAAGATAGATTCCACAGGCGGATATAATCCGTTCTGCAGAACCCATTTCGCATTCAGTGCACACAACAGTCTTTACCGTCTCATCAACGAAGTGCTCTGTTACTGAATGACAATTCGCACACTTAAATTCGTAGAGTCTTCGGCTCATGCCTTTGCCTCCTCTTGGAGTTGGTCATAAACCTCTCTACTAGCGTCTTCAAGATTGAGAATCCAGTTAATAATGGATAACTCACCCTTTTTAAAATATAATTGTTCTAGAGAATCAGCACCTTGTAACGTATCGGTGGCATTCTTCATGGTTTTAACGTCTTCAATCAGCTCTTTCCAAGCCTTTGAAGAAAACATACCAAACCGATTCTCGTAATAATCCTGTAATTCTCTGTCCATTTTAACTTTTTCCTTGACTAAGGAGTTAAACTATGTTAATATGTATATATTATAACACAAAATTACAGGTTTGTCAATACATTATTGCATTTTTCTAGCCATCTGAGCCATAGCAATACGCTCATTAGAGGCTATATCCTGCTCTTTTAGGGCTAATGCACCGATTTCCTTACGGATTTTGAAGTCTAAAGGTAGATCTCCATCAGGTTTAGTAGCTTTTAGCAGGTCAATCTGTAGGCTAGGTGCTACTGCTTTTGCCTCTTCAATCGCTCTAGCAGCGTCTGCTTGGGCTTTTTGAGCCTCAGCCATAGCACGGGCTGCCTCAGCCTGAGTTCTCTCAAGGAGAGCCTGTTTAGTGGCTAAATCTAGCTCTGCTGCAGCTTGTGCATTAGGATCAGGTTGAGTCATTGCCTGTAAAGCACCGATGATTTGTTCACGATTAGAGAGGCTAGAGGACGCTACAATACCCTGCAAGAGTACAGGGGTAATTGGAGAGTTGCCTAGAGTCTGCATTAGACCAATCATTTGTTGTTGTTCGTATTCACGAGCGACCATACCCATTGTTGAGACAGGGACAAACTTAAAGTCTTGTACTGGATAACGCTCAGGATCAAACTGCATGAATCTCCAAGCTGCTTTCTGTACGAACGGGATCAAGAAGTCTTCTTGGAAGTTAATCAATGCACGTTTATTCTTCTTCATCAAGCCTGATAAAGCCATGCTCAAGCCTGCACCAGAGGCTTCTCCTGCAGCTACCTGAGTAGGCATAGCTGTAGAGTCGATAGTACCGGTGGCTTGCAATAGCATTGCTTGGAATGTAGAAGCAGTCTGCAAGTTAGCAGGGTCTGTATTACCAAACTTGAATGGTTGTAGAATTTCGTTAGGATTACCGTTAACCAATAGGTTCTTACCGGGACGTACTTCGTACTTAGCACCACGTGGAAGACGTGTAGCATCCATAGCCATCATAGGAGCAGTGGTCAAGGCTAAGCTGTCAAGGTGTGAACGCACGTTAGCGTCCATTGCCTTCTGCATATTGTAGCCTTTTTCTGCTGTACCACGACCCCAGAAGCGACCGGGCATAGAATCTGCTTGATAAGCGATGATAGGACGATCCTTCATCATGTATGGAGACTCTTCAGCCTTCAGTAGATGCTTACCGTCAGCAATAACAACGATAGCTTCTACCATATCTTGGTAGTCTTCTTTAGCGTCATCGCTGAATAGTTCTACTAATTCTGTATCTTCTGTCTCGTCTAGCTCAAGTAAGTACTCACGTGGAACTAAACCGTAGTAACGAATAACAGGAACCTTGTCCTTGTCATAGTCTACTAGCTCTTGAGTCTTGTCGTTTACTTCTGCCTTACGAGTAGTACCGATATTGCACTTGCGATAGATACCCTTAACCATACCATCTACGATTGTGTGTAGAGATACGTACTCTTCTACAGCTACACCAAGTGCTGTATCGATAGATAGGGCATTAGGATCAATTAAGAAGTTTAAAGGGATAATCGGATTTAAACCTACCATGAACTGTGGCTTTTCTTCCACACCGATGGCAGCTACTTGTGTACCGGGGATAGGCTGAGTAGCAGGAGCTAATACAGTCTTTTCTTCTACAGTTACTTCAGCAATACCAGTACCATAAAGCTCAGCTAATAAGATAACCTGATCAACTGCTTTCTTAATCTTTGTGAACTTAAAGTCCTCATGCATTTGATTACGCACGAGATCAATATCTGATTTATCTGGGTCTTGACGGTCATCAACGATATCAAAGAACTCACCACGACCGAATACAGCTTCAGCAATCTCTGCCTGCTTAGACTCAATAGCTTGCTGTAGAGCAGGGGTAATAATACGTGATCTCTCAGATTCACGATTCTTATCAGAGTCTTGCCAGATACCTCTGAAGAGACGCTCATACTCTTCCCACTTAGGCTTGTAGTTAACGTCTCGATGCTGTCTCCAAGAGTCACAGCGTTCTACAACGAACGATACTAACTCGCTATTTGATTCCGACATTTCATCGTAATCGTCTTCGTAAATTTCTGCCATCTTATAGTCCTTCTAATGGTTGTGGTAATGTATCTGCGTTGATGTCTGCGTACTCAACAGGAAGCTTCTTAATCTGAATAGCAGCCTGACCGAGCTTAGGTACGTTCTTAACTTCAAAGGTAGAGCCTAGAAGTTCTTGTGCGTACTCACGCAGTTCTTTTGGAGTGAAGCCTTTTTGATATGTACCCGCAGTAGTGATGATTGACATTGGTTCGTCACCTAGTTTACCTTTTGCATTGAGCACATCACGACCACGAGTAGAGATAATTGCAGTACCGTTAGGCTTAAGAATACGTGCAATATCAGTTACGATCTGGTCACGCATTTCACGAGGTACTACGTTTAGAACGTTAAAGCTAGTAACAGCAGAGAAAGACTCATCAGGAATGTCTGCAGAATTGGTAAAATCTGGATTCCAATCCTTACTAAACGGTTCATAAGTCATCGCTCCTACTTGCTGTGCACCAATACCTCTACCTGCTCCATAATCTAGTCTATCCTCTGGAATACCCATTTCATCTAACATCTTGTAGGCTTTCTCATAAGTAGGAATAGTACTCTTACCTAGCTGTGTCTTCTGAGCATTCTCAGGAGGAGGTAGTTCTACTTTAGAAGGCATAACATCTGCCATCTTTGTAGCAGAGTCTGCAGTCTTAGTTAGCGTATCAATCGCATTACCAAACAGTTTTGTTACAATGCTCATGTTAATATCCTGAAATAATATCTAATGGTTCTTCTTCTGTATCATCGTCATCATCAATATATGATGTGATCGACAACTGATCGATATATGCAAGGGCATCTATCAAGTCATCATGTACTTGAGGAGTAGGGAACATTAAGAGCTGATCAATAAACTCATCCCACTCTTCATCTTTGTTCAATATGATCCTACCGTGCTCGAATCTACCTTGTAAACCCCACACAATACGATCTGCTTTCTTCTTATTACTATGAGTTAAATCATGGATGTGTGCGTAAGTATTGTTCTTACGCATTAAATCAGAAAGATATGGAAGAACTGCATTCTTTAGAGCACCACGTTCAATACCTACTGCTAGTGGTTCATAGTCTCTAATCGCTGTTAAGATCTTTACAGCAGTCTCTTTCACATCCCACCGACCATGATCTATCTTATCGACAAACCATTTACCGTCATCAGTTACTTTAACGATAGCAATTGCTGATTCGTCAAGCTTCTTCTTAGTACCAGTGACCCTAGCAACCTCTTCAAAGCCTGCTAAGTCGACTGCAATATAGTATGAACCATACTGAGGCTCTTCACCGTACTTAATCCATTCATCCTTGAATACACCTGAACCTGCGTTATCAAAGGATGCTTCGTATTCCTGCTTGAAAGCAAAGCTACTTAGTGTTTTCTTTGCATTCTCAATCTCTTTAGGATCAATCAGAGGATTGTCCTTAGTGGTAAAGTGCCAACTCTTCCACTCCTCATCAGTCTCGCTTAAGCCTAACTGATAAATATCATAGAACCAGTTACGACCTTTAGGAGTACCAATGAATAGAGCACGTCCTCGTTTATCCGATAGAGCTGCTCGTAATACCTTCTCCCACGTTTCCTGCTTAATGTCTGCTACTTCGTCAAGGACAAGATAAGTAAGACTAACACCACGTAAGGTATCAGGACGATCAGATCCCCTAACATAAATCTTTGCTCCATTGATCAGGGTGATATCCATGTTATTGACGTGAGAGGAAGCTATAACTTCTCTTCCCAAGTCCATTAACAAGTCCCAGATAATCTGTCTTGCTTGTCCCTGTGTAGGAGCTACATACATTACTGCAGAGCCTTTAGGGCACTTTAAACCTTCTACCAATAGCGATACAGCAGATAGCCTAGACTTACCACATCTACGACCTGCTACGATTGTTTTAAAGCGAGCTGTATCTTTAAATACAGTCTGCTGCCAAGGAAGTAATTGAAAATTTAGATTACTACTCAAGGTTATCGCTTAAAGTTAAACATATCGTTAAGATACTTGAAACCACCCATAAGCTCGTCTAATCCAATTGTAGGAGTAGGCTGAGGCTGCTCTGGCATATACATACGAGTAGCTTCTAATCTCTTCTCAAGGTGTGGTTTACCGGGTCTGAACCACTGATTAGCCAATGTCTCAGTTAACGCTAGAGGATCTGTTTCAGTCTCTAATGCATTACGTAACTGATTAGCCACACCTTTACCAATAATGTTCTGACGATCACCATAGATGGTATCGACAAAATACTTAATCTGTGCTTCAGGACTATCCTTCAATCCTTCAGTCTTGAGCATATTCTTATAATGCTTCTTATGGGAATCAAACTGGAATAAGCCATATCCTCGACCACCTTTCTGCTTAGCAGTGTGATCGTATGTGCCACCAGTCTCTACATGGATGTTTCCTAGCAATGCTGCTTGAGCAGGCTCAGGAATACCGTACTGATTCATCAACTGCGTTAGGTACTCAACTTTGTCCATTGTCTTCGGTATATTCCACGTCTGTGAACTCGATATCAGGGCTATTGTCATCACCACCAGTGATAACGGTTTCACCACCGATTCCAGTAATTGTGATATTAACTGCCGGTCTAGCACCATTTTGCTTATCCTTTTCAAAGTAACTGATCGGTAACACACGATCAATACACATCTTAAGAGCAGCAGCCTGTACTGGATGACCATCAGTTAGTGCTATCTCAACAATCTTATTAATGACTTTATCGCCTGTAGTCGCTAATAATCTTGCTTTTAATTCTTGGATTCGTCCTGCATCGCCTACTGGTCTACCCACTTTACCGGGTTTCTTCTTAGCCTCGATCAACTCCTTACGAGGTCTTCCCTTTTTAGCCTTCGGCTTATCGACAATATCCATATAATCCTTTACCTTCTTTACAGAAGAGAATCTCTTACTTATTAGTATTCTTTAGAGCTTACTATAATTATGATTATCTATTATCGTATGCTCTTAAGAGGCTTTAGAGAGCTTGGATTCAACCAAACATCTTCTTAGTACAACTATTATACCACACATTTGAAAACTTGTCAAGTAAAATTTTTTGATAAAGATGATCAACTTTATAGATTTCGACAATAATCTATGTTCTCCAAAGAGGCTTTAGAGTACACGTAATCTGATCATGTACACTATAAGTACACATTCTGTCGGGTATAGGGAAGCTGAGTTTTAGAGGTGCTTGTTAGTGATCACTTACATATCTAATTCTCTTCCTTTTTTCATTTCATCATTACTATTTGTTATATAGTATTATTTTCTTTTAAAATCAACGAGTTAGTATTACTACTAGGGGTAGTGTATTGTTTAGTAATTTCACTAGATATTGATCAGGTTTTCCTAGTTATTTTCTTTTTAGGAATCTAGGTAGAACCCCGTAAGAAATACTGATAATGTTACCCCCTCCCCCGTTGTATTTTTGCAACACTACTAAGAATTTCGACAGAAAAACTAGCAAGTTAAGTGACAAAGTACTTGACAGAGTGTGAAGAGTGTGGGCCGGAAGAGCACCTACTAAGTACCACTAATAAC